AACATAGTAAGTGTGTTAAAACACCGAAATGTTGCGTTGCAGTGGTCTTTACGAAGACTGATGCAATCGCCCTCGATACCGTACCCGGTGGGCACGGGAATCGAGGCCGGTCTCTGGTGACTGAAAGTCAACAGTAGGTCGGACAGCTTCTGACAACTCAAAAGAGTTGCCAAAGCTGGATTGGAGGAAAGATGGTTTCACCATCTCGACTCCAATAGTACGGCTCAATATGTTTACCATATGGAGCACGACTTTTGTTAGTGGGTCTCCCATGAGGACACCCCTAACAAGGCGGACAGTACGGATGTTTTCTCCGTACTCACTCGCCGCTTTACCGAACTTGGCCAAAGGCCCAGTTCCCGTAAAGTATAAGTCGCGTGGACTGTAACATGTCATGTTAACAATCCCGCGAAGGATAGGTGGAATGCCGCATTTGCGCATCCAGCCATCCCCGATTTCCCTCGCCACATCGTGGTGAAGGTAGTCGGTGGCCGTTTTGTAGTCTGTTGACGATACAAAAAGGTCAGCGTATATATCGTGTCTTTCGATATAATCCGCAAACTCTCGTTGGTCGCGCTTCTCGACCTTGAAGAGTTCTTCTTTCCTTTCGACTGACATCAGCGAAAGAAAGAAGTTCCAGCCGTGGTGGGATTTTCCCATCCCCGACTGGGAGCTTGCGACGCCCTTTTTCAAAGGTTCGGCGCATAGCCTGCTCACAAGATCTAGCACGATCTTAAGAGCAGAGGAAGCCTTGGTAACGGTTCTACCTTTACCAGGCTCCTTCACCACTGTCACGAATGCTCTTTTGAGCATATCGGGTGGTGTACAGAGTACTACATCCAGGCATCGCCAGAATATGTACTCTCCTGTGTTTAGCGTTTCGAGATTCTCGTAACGCTCCACAGTACCGGTTTGGAGGCACCTGATAGGTACCTTCTCACCGATCGATCCAGCATGTACCAGTTCAGATATATGCTCGATCGTACCTCCTTCTCGACGGGTGTTTTCCCACGAGGCGGAGGTGGTCACGGTGATTCTCGACTTCGTCGAGAGTCCCGTGAACGCTGAGTCAGGAAGGTCTGAAAGCACCTTCTTGATCCCAGAGCGCAACAGGGAGATACTCGTAGTATCTCTCGGTGGTGCGCATGCAGTCACAGTCTGAAGGAACTTCAGCTTTGACTGCAAGACCACGAGGGGCGGCGGAGTACCGCACCCTCTGGTCTGGCTCAGGAGACCGACTAGAAAATCGTAGCGGTGCCCCTGGGCGCGTGCAGTTTCGGCCCAGACCGGGCCGAACTGACGCAACCATTGTGGCATGTCGGCCAAAGACTGACTTGTCACAATGTCTCCAATGGCCATGCGATTCGCATGGTCCTTGAAGAGCTTACGGTAGCTTTTCAGCTGGGCGTAAGCGGTGGAGTAGTTAATGACATCGTCATGTAACTCCCCATCAAGGAACTCATCCCCTATCAGGTAAGACAAGTTTCCTAGGACGAAGCTGTCATATTTGTGCCAGCTCCAGTCCTCTTCGGGAAATCCTAAGTAACGCTGTAGGAACATCCCGTCGACGGTCTTGAGTACTTCGATGAGCC